TGATAAAAATATTAATAGATCTGGCAGGCCAAAAGGTGCCATATCTATACTCCCGTTATTACGGGATAAGCTATTTGCGCTGGCTCTCCGGCGGATGAAACGTGACCCCGAGCTCCAAGATGTTGATACTAATACACTTATAAAATTTATATCCGCAAATTTACCCAAAGATATGAGCTTGTCTTTGCAGCGGCCCCAGGAGATAAACTATATCAGCCAGGTGCCGCGCCCGATTGATAATATTGAGTATATACCCATAAATGATAGCAAAGATAATACCGGGTTGGAAGAGAAAAAGACGCAAGTCATTGAAATACAACAGGTTGAGAAGATAGGTTAAGTTAACAGTTTGTATATTATAGGAAGTTGCATCACAAAACACGGGGTTTTGATAAGATGAAAAAAGATGCTTGCCCGGGACTGAAGCCGGATCAGTTTGGCCACCAGGGGGTACGTTATATAAAGGTGGTCCTAAGTGAGTTCATAACTTCTAAAAAAGATACTTACCCCCACCCCACCCTAAAGGAGTTTCATGGACATTAAATCACTCTACAACCCTACCCCTACCCAGAAAAAAGCCCATAGTCTGTCTAATAGATATAAGTTGTTTGGGGGAGCGATGGGGGGAGGGAAGAGTAGGTGGTTGTGCGAGGAGGCGAAAGAGTTGAGTATGGCGTACCCCGGGAATAGGGGGGTGATGCTGAGGTATCATTTGCAGGATTTTAAGAATTCTACGTTGAAGACGTTGGAGGAGTGCTTTCCGCCGGAAATTATTGTGAGCCATAATCAGAGTGAGCATTTGATAACGTTGATTAATGGGAGTGAGATTTTGTATCTCGGGGTGGCCGAGATGGAGAATGTGAGTAAGTTGAAGTCGATGGAGTTGGGGTGGTTTGCGATTGATGAGGCGAGTGAGGTGCCGAGGGAGACGTTTTTGTTGTTGCAGAGTAGGCTGAGGCGCAGGTTGCCGAGTGGGGGGTTTCCGAAGTATTTTGGGTTGTTGGCGAGTAATCCGGCGGATTGTTGGTTGAAGGATGATTTTGTGTATGGGCAGGGGGGGAAGGATTATGTGTTTATACCGAGTCTGCCGCGGGATAATCCGTATTTGCCGGGGGAGTATGAGGATAAGTTAAGGGAGACGTACCCGGAGGATTGGGTAAAGAGATTCCTTGAGGGGTCGTGGGATGATTTGTCGGCCGGGGATGTGCTTATTCCGAGTGAGTGGGTGAGGGCGGCGGTGAATAGGGAGATTGAGGAAGAGAATAAGCCGTTGTTGGCGGCGGATATTGCCAGGTTTGGGGATGATGAGATTGTGATTCATTATGGCAAGGGACACATGTTGGTTGAGCAGGATGTGACCACGAAGCAGTCGTTGATGGAGACGGTGGGGCGGTTGATTAATAAGAGAAAGAAATATGGTTGCAAGTTGATTGTGATAGATGATGCGGCTTTGGGTGGTGGGGTGACGGACAGGTTGGCGGAGATGGATGAGAGGGTGCTGCCGATTAATGGTGGGACGAAGCCGGTGAGTGAAGATAAGTTTTCGAACTTGAAGTCGGAGATGTGGTGGTATGCGCGGGAGCTTTTTAAGGAAGGGAAAGTTTCAATATTGAATGAGCCAGTGCTTATGAGGCAGTTGTCAGCCGTGAAGTATACATATAGATCTAATGGAACGATTATCATAGAACCAAAAGATGAGGTAAAGAAGAGGTTGGGGCGGTCGCCGGATAGGGCTGATGCGTTGGTGTTGATGTTGTGGGGGGCAAAGTTTATAAGAGATCCCGCGAAAGATTTTCGTAGGAAAGTAGCTTTTGGTTTTGAAGAAAACAAGCTGAATCCTTACGGGTGGAATTACCACTCGGATTATCAGCAAGGGGTAGGAGAATATGCCAGATAAACCTAATGTTAAAGATATGACGCAGAAGGGTGCGTTGAGTGAGAAGGATATTGAGTTTTTGAAGGATTTGAGGGGAAAGGTCCATAGGGATGATGAGGATAGGGCTATCTGGAAGAATAAGATAGTTATATCTAATAACCAGCGATTAGGGGTAAAGAGATATACAAGTTATCCTTATGCCGGGGCTCCTGATATTCCACTTCCAGAAACAGATAAGCTAATAGCAAAGTCAGTTCCGTTGTTTGCGTTGTCGTCCTGGTCTCCAAAGAAGGTTTGTTTGGTTAATGTACAGCAGGGGGTGGATGAGAAACAATACCAAGATAAAGCGAAGAAAGCGGAGTCGGCATTGAATATGTTTTTGAGGTCGCCGAAGTTGAGTTGGTTTAAGAAGCTATGTTTGGCTGCGGATAACTTTAAGCATTATGGCCATTGTATTTTTAGGATATATGAAGAGTTCTGTTCTCATTGGGTGCACAAGGTTATTGATTTAAGTGAGTATGATGCTGAAGCCGTAAAGACTTTAAAAGCGTTGACTAAGGATGAGTTGGTTCAGTTCGTGACAGATAGGTACGCCCTAGATTATGAGGATGAGGAAGAGAAAGCTATAGTTGATGATGTAATTCAGCAATTCAAGTCAGGGGAAGAGATTATTGAATTTGATGTAGAGAAGATTTATTCCTATCCTCAGGTTGATGTAGTTAATCCTGCTAGAATTATAGTCCCGGCTTATACTGAGAATATCAACAATGCCACTAGGATCACGTATGAATACTGGTTGCCAAAAGAGCAGTTAGAGTTGTTGATGGAGAAAGAGATATTCCTGAAGAAAAACTTAGAGGATATCAATATAGTAAGCAAGGGTGTTAATGATGACAACCTGATTGAATCAACTAAGTCACGTAATGAAGGAATTAATGATAATACCGGATCGAAAGATTTATATAGGATACACGAAATCTGTTGCTGGCGGAAAGAAAAAGGAAGATATAAAAGAAAGGTTTACACTTTCTTGGCAGATATTATGGATCCGGAGAATTCCTTGTTGCAGGAGATAGATTTTCCGTTTGAGTTTGATGGGTGGAATTACGAGAAGCATGATAATGAAATAAAGGATACGAGATATTTCAATGCCCGCGGAACACCGGAGAAAATCCGTGCCCTACAGGAAATGTCGGAACGCTGTATTAATAATATGATTATCAGGGACGAGATGAATAATACTCCTATATGGGAGGTTCTTGATACTTCAGAGATTATGGATGCGAGTATTCCGTTAATGCCTAATCAGAAGATTCCTGTGAAACAGTTAGGGGCGGAGATAAGACAGTTAAACCAAGGTACTCGAGCGGATGTTTCAAGCGATAGAATGTTACAGATACTCAAGGCTTATACGGAAGAGTATCTTGCATCCAGCGATCAATTATTTCCTAACGCATTAAATAAAGGTGAGGATACAGTCCGTGGTAAATCTATGGGTATCCAGCAGAACTCTGGTCCTATTAATCTTGAGGTTATTCTTTGGAATGATACTCTTTCAAAAGTTTATACCAAGATGTTTGAGATATTAAGGGAAAGATTAGGGGAGAGTATTTATATCGAAGGGGAAGAAATAACCAGGGAGGATTTTGAATTCCCGGCTGAGGTTACATCTAATGGCAACCTGGAAATGGCTGATAGGGATTATGCAACACAAAAGGCAGCTATGCGACTGCAGGTGATATCTAATCCTGTGTTCCAGCAGTTGATGTGTGTTGATAATGAGGATGTGTATAACGCTATCCGCGACTGGTTGGAGAAAGATGGGGTAAGGGACCCTGATGATTATTGCACCGATCCTAAGCAGATTATGCAAACTCAAATGGCTCAGATGAAACAACAGCTTATGCAAATGCAGCAGCAGATACAAGGTAGCCAGGAAGAGATGGACAAGAACCAGAAGGATGCATATAAGGCAAAACGACTGGCCAATAAGCATTTGAATAATGCTGAGGCGGCTACGGAACAGGCAAAAGAAGAAGTAGGGAATATAGCGATGCAGGGGGCTGAGGCGCTGAATAACCAAGCGATGGCTTCTCAGGCCATAACAGGGAGGACAGTAGATGAGTTACTCGCCGGATAGTCAGATAAAGATAATTGATGAGAATATTAAAAGGCTACAAAAGGCAATTACTATTTGTGAGAAAGTGGAGGAAACACTCAGTACTGCTGGTTGGAAAGATGTTATTGGGCCAATTATAGACCGTGAGATTATTGATGTAGTGGGGGGTAAGATTGGCGATACCTGGGTAAGTGGGAAAGTAAGCCGTGCCCGCTCTGAAGAGAAAAGGGAATATTGGATTGGTTATAAACAGGGTTTAATCAATTTGCATAATAGGATTATATTTCACTTAGATGAGCTAAGGAGAAATAAGGAATCTTTAGCAATATTGCTAAAAGATAAAGATCGTGGCCCAAGAGTGCCATTAGTGGAGGACACCCGCTATGCCCCTTAAAAAGTATCACATCAATTTAACAGATGTAGAGAAGGCATATTTAGGTAATCTTAACAAGAGAGGGATATAATGCCGTTAAAGAAAGGCAAGAAGAACATAGGCCGTAACATTAAGAAAGAAATGGCTGCAGGAAAACCGAGGAAGCAGGCCATAGCTATAGCCCTGGCTTTCAACAGGAGGAAGTAATGGCATTCCCTAAAGTTGGCATGACCTATGAACAGTCCAAGTCAAAGTTAAAGAAGTTAGGGAGCGATCCCAATCTTCGCAGTTCAATATTAAATCAATGCCGGCTTGCTGAGGGAGAGAAAGCACAAAAAGAACTGGAGAAGGAATTCTCTTATAACGCAAACCGGTCTCGTTCCTTTTCAGGAGCCGGTAATAAACAGACAGGGTGGGGTAATGGCAAAAGACTTGGAGTTGGTCGCTGGATATACAAAGAAGGCAAGTGGAAGAAGATAGATTAAAAGGTTCTGCGTATTCCTTTGAAACGCTGGCTAAAGTTTCTGCGTAACATATAAACGCTGGAGGAGGTAAAATGGCTGATGAAGTCAAAACAGAACAAGTAGCACAAGAGGTTACTGAGAGCCCAACGAAGTCGATTCGCGAGGAAGTTGAGGATCAACTGACTGAATTCTCTGGTGAGGCTCCTGCAGAGCCACAAAAAGAATCTGCTGAAGAGGTCTCCGACGAAGCGAAGGAAATTGCCGATGAGGTAACTCCTGGAGAGGAAGAAGCCGCTGAGGACGAGATAAGTAAGGTCCTCAAAGAAGAACCAGACAAGGATGTCACTCCTGGTGTGCAGAAGAGGATTGACAGACTGACCGCCGAAAAAAAGGCACTTGAAGAAAGACTTGCAAGAGTAGAGGCATCACAGAAACCTAAAGATGCTAATGCTCCCAGATACTCCAATGAGCAGTTAATGACTGCGCTGAAGAAAGGCGTATCAGATGGAGACGCTGATCTTGTGAGCGAGGCTGTTTTAGAGCTGATGAAGAATCAGAAGCATGAACTCGTTAGTATGTATGAGAGCGAGAAGAAGGCAGCCTTTGAGAGTGTCAATGCGATACAGACAGAATGGAAAGAGACTGTGGATGCATATTCAAAGTATGCTGATACTAAAGTTCCTGAAATCTGGCCTGGATCACACAAGGATTTGAATTTGCGGGATGGCACCAGTTTATTATACCAAGTGGC